TGAGGTTGTTTTTCTATAACCAATGTTTTTGTTCTGAGAATGCTTCCTTCGGGTCGCATTTCCCCGTACTTGTACGCCTTTCACTCATTACAGTTCGTTGTCCTATGGTTCCACATTTTAACACTACAATGCCTAAAACCAGTAAGAAATCTCGAAATTTACGTCGCCGTATTGCATCGACGAAGCTTGTCCCTCGATCTACAACTGTTAGAGGCAGAGGTCCTTTTTGGGCCGACCTAAAGCAAGTAGGCCGTAAACTTGCTGCCGGTGGTATGCGAGGTGTTGGACGTGCCATTGGTAATACCTTTGGCGCGGGCAACATCGGGCATGCTGCTGGTGCTGCTTTGTCAAAGTTTGTCGGGTTTGGTCCTTATGGCATGCCTTGGACAGTTTCTAGGAATAGTGTTATGCATAGTGACTCTGGTGTTCCGGAAATGGCTTCCACACGTGACCGAGGTTTCAATGTCAAGCACACTGAATTCCTTGGCTTCGTTACTTCTTCCACCAGCTTTAACATGAGTGTCTATCCCCTTCAAGTTGGTAATTCTACCACGTTTCCGTGGCTTTGCAAAATTGCTGCGAACTTTTCGGAGTATCGTATTAATGGTGCTGTGGTTGCGTTTCGTTCTAGTTTAACCAGTGCTGTTGCTACCTTTTCCTCGTTGGGGAATCTGTCAATTGCTGCAGACATGAATGCTGCGGCTTCTCCTCCGCCTAGTTTTGTGGCTATGGAGCAGTTGAAGTATTGCATGGCTGTAAAGCCTTCAGAGAATGGTAATGCCCCGATTGAGTGCGATCCTGCTTTGCATAGGACACAGTATTTTGTCCGGGCTGGTGCTGTCCCACCTGGTGCGTCGGTTAATGACTTTGATCATTGTAATGTGTTTGTCGCTACGACTGGCATGCCCTCCAATAACGTTCAACTTGGTCGGTTGTACATAACATACGACATTGATCTAATGGAACCCAAATTACTTGATGTGTCACACGCTCAAGAGTTAGCGGTTTGCAATGCCGTTACTAACAGTGCCGCTGCGCTTTTCCAAACCCCAAATATGGTCTATGATTCGATCGGTTTAGACTTTTTGGGTAACTCTGTTTTTATTCCCGCTAATGTTTCAGGAAATTTCATCTTAGAGTACTTTGGTGTCTTCTCTGCTTCCATGAATGCCGCAATTCCTACTTTAACTTTGGCCAATTGCCAGCTTTCGACATCCAACATCTTTCCTTCTCCAACAGGTCCCTCCTATGTTACTGTTGCTCCTGGTGTTGGCGTTTCGACGAGTGCTGTGAGTCTCAAGTGGTTAATGTACAAACCAACCGTATCGCAAGTGGCGACAGTGACTTTCCCGGTCACCGGCGTTGTACCTACCACTGGCACTCATAATTTGACCATTTCATTGCATTACATTCCTTTGTCGCCTCCTCAGTTCACAGCTTTGCGTCATGCTGCTCCGCTGGA